CCCTATCAGATGATAAGGTTATAGTGTTAGGAAGGGAAACGGGGTGGTGTAATGGGTGTGATGGTATGGGGTGGAAGCCTAATTGGGCTACAAACTATCCATTCTCCCAAGAGAACGTCCGTGAGTTTGCAGAGTTCCTAGCAGAAAGTGGTGGATTCAGTATCTGCTAGGGTTACCCCCTTCAACTAATCCACCAAATAAGGCTAGCAAGCACCCGCTTGCTAGCCTTATCTCATTCTACCTGGCGGCGGCAGCAGAGTTTGTGTTGGCCCACCCATCGCTCATAATGTATTCAATTATACATTATTCGCTAACCCACCCTTTATGACCTTTTTTAATATAAAAAAGGTCATTCTGCCCATTGGGCTATTGGCTTTAGCCATATAGCCCAACACAAACTGTGGCGCATATCACAAAAGAGTTTCCTGTGAATACGGCGTGTCGGCTTGAGAGAGAGGCAGAGAGAGAATAGGCTGAGAGATTTGCCGTTTCGGCTACTGCCACCCTAGCCGAGAGTGTGACCGCGCTCACAGCCAGATTTAATAGCCCTATCTGCGTGGGGTATGCGGATAATAGGCTTATTGGAGAGAGAGGCAGAGAAGTTACTCGCTAGTAACTCTGTGAGTTTTAGGGGGTATCGGCGTGTCGTCTTTAATATAGATAGAGAGTCACTACGCTTAGGGGAGTGGCAACAACGCCACCCACTTATTGAAGGGGTCTTATGACTACCAACCTTGCGTTACTCGTAGTGAGTAACACCGAACTAGAGGGGATTCCTGCCCAAGCGCAGACTCTCCTTATTGGAAGCGATACCGAGGTCTTAGGGTATCACCGCGTATCAAATGGCGCTAAGGGTCGAGGACAGGCATGGCAACCCATGACCGACCTACCTACTAGCCCTATCTCACACTCACCCGTCGCAGTAGTCCTATCTGACCGCGACCTAGTAATGCTTCAATTAGGTCAGATTACCAATGTCGGTATCAAGGCTCTCTATGCCCTAGAAACCGCACCAACGGCTTCCGCGACTCTCGCACACAATGAGGCAGTAGATAGTCTTATTACGCGACTCGAGGAAGGCGACTCCACCCTTGCCGAGTTTATCGCAGATAAGCGTCGCACCAATGGAGTGTTTATCAACCCTATTAACAAGGGTGTATTACCAATTTCGGCGACCGCGAACGCGCCCGTCGTGCCTAACAAGCCTATTACTATCGAGGCTCGTAACATAAGCGACTCACTCGTCAATGCTATGGTGAGCGTGCCTGATAAGGCGTTTAGTAAGGCTTATATCAACCGCAAGGTCGTAGGCGGTCTGACCGACTTCGAGATTATGGACTTCGCTATGAAGTCTAATAAGAACGTCCTTATCGAGGGGCACGCAGGGTCGGGTAAGACGGCTATGGTGCAAGCCTACGCTTCCGCACGCGGATTTCGGTATTTTAACGTCGCTTGCCATATTGGATTAGAGGCTTCGCACCTAATCGGTCGTTGGATTCCAACCCCTGACGGACACTTCCGTTGGCAGGACGGCGCAGTTACAGAGATAGTCCGTAATGGTGGAGTCCTACTATTCAACGAGATTAACTTCGCACCTGAGCGTTTTCTCACCTTTATCTTTAGCCTATTAGATTACCGTCGTGAGATTCAACTCATGGAAAATGGTGGCGAGGTTATCAAGGCTCACCCTGACCTACTTATCGTGGCAGACATGAACCCTGACTACCGAGGCACACGCCCACTCAACCAAGCACTAGCCGACCGATTCCCCGAGCGCCTAGTATTCCCATACGATAATGCTATTGAACAGAAGTTACTCGGTAGCAAAGCCCTATTAGATATGGCGAACCAACTCCGCACAGAGTTTGATAAGGGCACTATATCCACCCCTATCTCTACCCGTAATCTAGTAGCCTTCGCAGATAACGCTAAGGCGCTCGGTATGGAGTTTGCCACCTATTGCTATATCAACTCCTTCGAGGGAGATGAGGAACGTAGTGCAGTAAGACTATTACTCACCACGCACCGCGACAATATCGCTAGTGACTTCGGACTACCTACACTTACTAATAAGGCTACCTTCGGCAATTCAAATACCGAACAAGCCCTATTAAATACAGAAGTAGGCGCTCAAATTGACGGCATGGAAGTAGCAACAGAGTTTGCGACCCCCGACCTCAACGACACACAGAAGGCGTTTAACACGCTAGTCGATATCCTCAAGGGCGATAACTAACATGGGTCGCTTCGACGGACACGACGACCTACTCGATAGGCTTATTGCACAGACACGCGAGGCTAATTGGCGTGACGATATTGAATACGACAAGGAACTCGAAGCCGAGCGCCTAGAGGAACATATCAATAAGTTACAGAGCGTCGGTGCGGTCTATGGTCGCACCGACCGTATCCTCACCGCCGAGCCAGTAGAGGTCAGGGTCGAGGACAATAAAGAAATGGATACGACCGCCTATAACGACGGCAAGAATATCGTATTCAATGCTCACCTTATCGAGGACATAGATGATAAGACTATTATCTCCCTCAATGGATTCAACTACCATGAGGTCGGTCATATCCTTTATACCCCTAGAGGCGGTAGCGAGTTTGGTAAGACAGTTAAGCGCGAGCAGTTAGGCAAAGCCTTCAACGTCCTAGAGGACGCTCGTATAGAACGCTTACTAATCGCAAAGTATCCGTCGGTCGCACCGTTCATGGAAGCGTCATGCCTAGAGTATCTACTCAAGGGTGACTCTGCCGAGTTTGGTAGTTACTTCCCACTATTTACGGGTCGTAAGTATTTAGATATAGAATTGCGACAGGAAATTGCAGATAGGTTTATTAAAGACTTCGGCGTAGATTTAGCCGTTGCTATTGCGACTATCGTGCATGAGTATCGCACCCTAGTCTATCCACGCGACTTCAACAGAGGGCTAGATTTACTGCGTGCCTTCGCCGATATTATCGGGCATGAGAACACCAACGAAGTTAATGGTAAGCCTATTATCCCTAACGGTAACGGCGGTCATACCGACCGCGAAGTGCAGGATAAGGGTCGCATGAAGGGCGATAAAGAACAGAAAGCCCAACAAGATAAGGCTACCAATAACGAGTCAGGCGACGGCGCAGGTAACGAGCGACTAGACGACCCTGCCGACACAAATACCGATAACGACCGCAGTAGCACCAGTTTCGGTAGCAAGGGCAAGGACGAAGCCGACGACAACGTGCTACGCAAAGATATCCAAGAACGACTAGATAACCTTAGCAAGAACGACGAAGTGCAACGCACTACTAAGGAAGTGCGTAAGGCTATCAACGATAACAATGAACGTCGTAGTGCTATTAAGCAGGGCGCTTACTCCAACCAACAGGTATCTGCACAGGTATCTGCGAGCGCTCGAGCCTTCGGCGTAGCCCTAGAGCGTGTCCGTATCGATAACGACCCTGCGTGGGAGTTAGAGCAACCTATGGGTCGCTTAAATATAGGACGTGCCATGAGAGCCGATATCAACGATATGGACAAAGTGTTTGACCGTTGGAGTGAAGGTAACTCCAACAATGATATCGACGCGATAGTCCTAGTAGATACTTCGGGCAGTATGTCGTGGCAGATTCAACGCACTATGGAAAGTGCGTGGGTAATCAAGCGCGGTATCGAGCGTATCAACGGTCGAGTATCCGTCTATAAGTTTAACCACGATAGTAGGCTTATCTACTCTGCAACTGATAAGGCTCAACCAACCGAGTATCGCTACGTCAATAGTAGCGGTGGCACTAACCCTTACAAAGCCCTATTAGAAGCACGTCGCCACCTAATGAATAGCAAGCGTGGAGTGCGTATGCTATTTATCGTGACCGACGGCGAGTGGGATATGTCCGAGGAAAATAATAAGGTTATTGCAGACCTTACTAAGGACGGAGTGCAGACTTCGGTAGTCTATCTAGGTAGCCTCAAGGGTTGGGGCGAGTTTGACCGAGAGGAATACGAGAACCGTTGCGAGCGCTATCGTCATGGTGCTAAGCACTTCCGCGAGGTCGAGGAACCTAATCAAATGGTGCTAGTCGCTAAAGATATCGTCAAAGCGACCATGAGTGCCCGTCACTAACTGAACAACCTACGAACAAGTGTTCGGAAGCCCTGCCCGATACAAGGGCAGGGCGACCGACTTAAATACGGAAGTAGAGGAACTAAATATGGAACAAGCACTAGACTACAAAGAACGGCTACGCGCCCTACTCGCAGAAGCGAAGGGTCATGTAGAAGCACACAACTCAACCAACGAGTATCTAATAAACCTACTAGATACCGCCACCGACTATCTATTCTACCTAGAGGACACCAGCAAATGACCAGCACAAACTTCCTACCCAAGACAGGACAATACAACGACCTCGCACTTAAATATATAAATGGCGACCCCGACGCAATAGCACTATTAGATAGCGCTATCGGTGCAAGCCTTGACCTATGCTTCATACGAAGCCACAAGGACGAGCGTGTAGAGGAATACCTTGACTACCACGAAGTGCGTGGTGAGATAGATGAAGCCATAGACAGTATCGAGCCACGCATGGAAGCCTTAGGTCTAAGAGCGCCACTTATGGACGAGTTAGATGAGCGTGACTTAGAGAACGGCTACGCAGAGTAAGATAGGCTTATGAAACTATCAAAGACGAGAGAGCAACTCCGCCGTATATTAGAACTACGGCGGAGTAATGCTTCCGTTCCTATTCGCAATAAAAAGCGATACACTAGGAAAGTTAAACATAGAGATAAGGACTTAAATGGACAACAATGAGGAAATCTACGACGCGGAGATTATTAGCGAGAGTTACGACGAAGTGTTTGATGAACCTAGCGATTATTGGAAACTAATCGCCTTCCACTTACAGAGTAACCATAATCCACCTATCCCAGTAAGCATGGTCGATACCTGTATTAGGGCTATCGAATACGCCAACGACGGCGACTTTAATACGATTATTACACTCCCCGAAGGAACTTCATACAAAGGCGCAAATACCGCCAGCGTTGAAACTATCGTGGAGAGCCACCACCTGCACCAGTTTATTACCAGCGAGCGCGAAGTCGTCACGATTAAGGACGCTGAGGGCGTAGTTATATATCAAGGTTATGGCACAGAGTTAAAGTTAGAAACAGAAACAAATACAGAAGTAAATACAGAAGTAGAGAGAAATGACGACGAGCAACAGCAACCCTGAAGAACCCCGCAGCGAAGAAATCGTGTGTAGGTGCAGAGGCAAAATGTGTGATGAGTGCCTTGATAAATATGGAATAGAGAAATAGGAGAGAACCATGAAGTGTGCCAAGTGTTTTATTGAATACGATAACGGAGAGGTAATCGCCCCTATCGACGAGAGTGCCCTTGACGAAGCCAGCGAGATAGGTCTAGGATTCTGCGTGATGTGCGTGCCACCAGCAGGGAACCCTGCCCAAGTTTAGGAGAGAGTTATGGACGAAACAACAGAGCCTACCTGCGGTTGCGGTAGTTGCGGTTGTGGTAAGAAGGACGGCATACAGATAGAAAAGAAAGTCGTATCTGAAATGGACGGCGTTAGTTAGTGCAAACCTTCCTGCCCTATGCAGACTTCAAAGAAACTGCACTCGTATTAGATTACCGACGACTAGGCAAGCAGAGAGTCGAGGCTTATCAAATAGTAAGAGTGTTAGACGGAACTCAACAGAGCAACGCATGGCATAACCACCCTGCCGTTCTCATGTGGAGAGATAACCTCGACGCACTCAAGTCCTACGGGAGAGAGATATGCCTAGAGTGGATACGTCGTGGGTATAACGATAACCTTATTACCCACTTCCAGCACAAACCCGCGCCCGACATGCCAGCGTGGCTAGGCGACGAGCGGATACATATATCGCACCAAGCAAACCTAGTGCGAAAGTTACCTGAACACTATAGGATACACTTTCCCACAGTAGATGAAACTATGCCCTATCATTGGCCTATTACAAAGGAGAACTTACATGGCTAAAAAAGCAGAGCGCACCTTCAAGGCGACCCTTATCAAGAACATGGAAAAGGGTGGCGCGTGGAAGGTTACTTACACAATTACTGAACTCCGACAGAACGGTCTAGGTAGTTATGACGACGTAGAAATTGATAACATTACAACCGCGTGGTCTAACGCTAGTGCAGGTAAGCGTTGGATTAAGGAGAGAGTCCAAAGCCTCACACCACGAAAGAGCGTGAAGCTCGAAGTTACGTCAGAGGACGAAAACGGCAAACCTATTAAGATTTCGGGCACTCTAATTTATAAGCAGGAGATTTAAATATGAGTTTCATTGACCCTATCGTTCCAGACCCAGAGTGGGGGCGCCCTAGCCCGCACATCCCAGATGAAGAGATTTACGACGACGACGACGATGACGACGAATAAACTAAACTTAGATACCCTAGTTAAACTTTATAAGCGTAATAGCCGTATCAAACTAATTAATTGCCATCACTGCGGTCGTCCTTTTATCGTAGATAAGAGAAACATAAGAGTAGATACCAAGTGTTCCTCATGCTAAAACTTAATACAGGCGTCAAAGCGGTTATTGGTTCACTCTCCCGCTAAGGCTATCCATGAAGCCAACCCCTTCGGCTGAGATAGACCTGCGCCTTACTAAATAAAGAAGCCCCCTAGACTTGGCTAGGGGGCTTCACTATTTAAGTAGCGATTACGGTATTAAACAGTTGTCGTTAGAGCAGTATTTCTCACCGATAGCATCCGCTGCCATTCCTGCATAGACGTCTGTGAAGTCAATAGGAAGCAATTTAAATGTATATTTATCATATTCATCTTTAGTTATTTGCGTATATGGCATTTGCGGATAAGTCGCGTTCCCCATTGGTAGGAAGGAAACGGTTTTGAGTTGTCCGTCAAACATGTGAAGCACAGTTCCTACGGCGTCCTTTTCAGTTTCGGCATTGAAGGAGACGGTCACAGATACAGAGTTATCAGACCAGTGGCGTTGGGCAGTAGAGGCAAGCGACATCTTTTCAAAGATAGAAACATCTTTCTCTGAGCGGAGAGCCTGACTCTGGATTGGGAAGAACACTACGCTAGTAGTTTTTGGAGACTCGGAAGCCTTTTCTATTTTATAACCCGACGCTTTAAACAAAGGTAGCATTGGGTCTTCATTAGAGAAGCGAATTGCACGAAGGAAGTACTGTCCCCCAGGTGTCCAGTGAACCCCAGGAGATTCTCCAGCAAGGATAGATACAGTTCCGCTTGGCTTCACAGTAGTAGTCTTAATAGATTCGCGGATACCTAGCCACTCTGAGTATGTGTGGTCGTAGTCTTGGATAACCTTGTAACCAGCGTCCATCCACTCACGAAGGATAGGCATACCTACGCGGTCTGCGAAGTTCGCCACACCAGACATTGAAGTTCCAATACGACGATTACGTTGCATAATCGCATTTGTTTCTTCCCAGTGGGTAGGCAGTAATGTCACAGTTTTTGCATACAGGTACGCAAACTTTAGAGTACGTATGTAATCTTCTTTAGAGTCGTGGCGGTTGAGGTAAGTTTCAACCAAAGTACAGCACTCGAAGGATTCAAGTGATTGCTCAGCGCAAGGGTTGTAACCAGCGGCTCGGTGGTCTTTATTATTAGGTGGGTCGATAAGACGTCCGTATTTACGAGTAACATCCATCCAGATAACTCCAGGCTCACCATTGAGAGCAATACCCTCAACGATATGGTCTAAATTAGAACCCACTGATACCTCAACAGAGTTGTTAGACATCCAGGCCCAACCAGGTGCTGCAGCATCGTAGGAGTTGCGCTCAGGATATACGGCAGGGTTCTTTAAATTTAAGAAGTCCTTGTCGTCTAGTCTGCCCATGAGCAGCTCAGCAGAGCGGCGCACATTGCCACTGACCACACAGACGCCTATTAAATTACCGATATCGGCAACATCCTTGCGAGTTAACTTTTGAGTAGCCCGACCTTCAAATAGGTTATAGATATAGTCGTGTAGTTTGGCTAGTGGCTCTGGGCCAGCAGACGTGCCGCCGAACGTTTTGATAGGCGCACCCGCTGGGCGAATAAGTGTGTAATCAAATACCCATCTAGGTTGGTCTGGTTTTAAGTAGGAGTTGATGAGCATACTCACTGAGTCCACCCATCCTTCGCGGGTATCTGGGATTTCCCAAGTCTGAACATTAGATTCATCGCGGGAAGGGTCGTAGATTGTAAAGTCCTTGTCTGCGCCCTTGTCGTCAAAGCCAACGCCTACGCCCAACATTGATGCTTCCATTAGAAAAGCAAACGGCTTGGCGGGGTCTAATTTAGACATGCTAGAAGTAGATACGAAAGCACAGTTCTGCAGTGCTGCCGAGTTCTTGAGCTCATTGACAAGTGGGGTACCCATAACCCACAGACCTCGGCCTGGTGGGGTCCACTTTAAATTAAACAGGCGGTCAAATGCCTCTTTAGCAGAAGCCTGGGCCCTGGTATCGTTCCAAGGTAGTCGACTGGTTTTGCAGTGGTCTTTTTGTAAGGAGTACATGCCCTCGATTACGCGCTGGCAAACATCTACCCAAGTCTCCTTAGTTCCATCCTCTTTTAATCTAGAGTAGGTGCGAAGGAAAGTGATTTCACCAACCGAATTACCGCCCGCATCTTTATAACCCCAAGGTACTTTCTTGTTTCGATACTCCTTTAGGAAGTCCTCGGTTAGTCTGAAAGATAGGGGCATTTGATTCTCCTTTATCGGCGGGGGGTGTTAGTCTAGTGATGAGTTACAGCCTATTTCAGACTGTGTATATTTAGTTGTGTGGTAGCGCTATTATCAGGATAAGTAAAACTACTTATCCTCAGTTAAATCTTTAATAACCTTGGTAGTTTCGGCCTCATTTAGACCGTTGTTAGGTAGTTCTTTTAGCACTTGAGCCTTGTCTCCGAAGATAGAAGATAGGACTCCAGACGAGCCTTGTCGCTCGACAGTCATGCGAATAAACTCCCTTGAGTCGTCCAATTCCTTGACCGTCTTTATTAATTTAAACAGTCTATCTATCTCTTGGGAAACGTTCGGGTCAGCGTATCCACCGTTCATTTCTTCGCTAAAACGCATAAAAGCAACCCTTTGGCCCTGCATTTCGATGATGGCATTGATGAGGCTCTTGAGTTGGTCTTTGCTCTTTACCTCGACTGGTAACTTGAAAGCACACATAGATTGAGGCTTAAAAGCGGGGCAGTTAGCGGCTACGAAACAGGTATCGCACTGGCGCAACGTACCTGATTGCGAGGTAACATGCACGTTGTCGGTGATGACGCCATCGCCATCTACATCGGTCTTAACCTCGTATCCGAACACTGGTAAATTGATGATTTCATCGGGGTTACGTGGCATAAGTTTCCGCATATCTACCCCCTTATTATCAGCATCTGTAGGGGTGATTTCGGTGTTTGGCGTACCCGCCTCATCCTGATAATAAGACTCTCCCACTTTGTTTATCCTCTCTTCGAAACGTTCGTAAGACCACACCGCTAAGCGGCAAACCTCTTTGTTGTCGTCCTCGGCAATAAGGTCGGCGTCGATTCCAGCCTTGGTATAAACATGGTTATACCTTGAACGGGATTGCTCTTTCATACGCTTGGGGTAGCGCATAAGCCTAGTGCCATCCCACACGATTGTCTCCCCATGAGTCATGGGCGATAGCCACGAAAGGGTATGGGCAGTCTCGGCTTGGATTGAGCGAAGGTTGTCTGGCTTGGCACATCCTAGCGCATGAAACCTAGTTCCCTGACGCTTGGTGGCGGTTCTGGTGGTGGAGGCCAACCTGGTCTCTGACTCAATGGCTGCCCCTGGTATGCCGATATCTAAATAGTTATTTATGAGCCTGTTGAGGTTATCTAAACCTAAGTCGGGGTTCCAGACGGGTAAGAACTTACCTGGCGGCACCTGGGCCCAAGCTGTGCGGCGCTGTTCCTCAACGAAGGCTGGGTCTACAAATCCATAATTAAGTTCGGCAAATAAAGTTAATCTATCGATGTTCATGGCTACAAACTGCTCGTAAGCTGCGGCGAACTCCTCCAGCTCAAGACGTCCCATCTTGGCAGACATAGGGATTCCTGTATATAAATATACATAGGAGTCTTTTGGGAAGTAGTTATCTATTAAATAGGGCTTGGTCTTGGGCAGGCCTCGACGCACCAAACCGTGGAAACTGATGCCCAGGTGGTTAGCCGTAGTGGTTTCCAGAAGGGTTCGATTGCTAGGGACTTCACATCCCATATAGACAATACGCATTACAGACGGTCTCTACGGGAGTCGTTGTCGTATTCGTCCTGTTGTCTAACTAGTTCGGCCTCGATATCTGCCCAGGACTTAAATCCACGCTTTAGGCTATCTGGTCTGAAGTTCTCATTAGTATAGATTGGGTGCATAAACATAATCGTTGTTATGCCACGCACTAGCAGTTTAACTGCCAAATCTGGGTCTGAGGTAACTACATACTCGACTGGCCCCTGTGAACGAACCCACTCTATGTGTCTTAGTTTTGGGTCATCGCCTGGAAACGGCACATCTTCCAAAGGTACGAGGTCGTCAAAGTTATTGATGCGTTGCTGGCGAAGCCAGTGGTCTGACTTTTCTCTATCTTCACATAAAATTAAAACTCTGTGTTTTTCTTTTAGTGTTCGATAAAACTTAAGGCCCTCAACTATTGGATGCTTTTTGTGGTTACGCAGAACCTCATCCATAAATACAAGTATTGCCACGTCTTAGTTCTCCTACTACTTTTTGTTAATTAAGGCCCGCCTAATTAATACATCCGTTGTTGGTAGTTCCATACCATAGGTTTGCTTTTCAAATTCTGCTTTAGAATCTGCGGCAATTTCTTTCATCTGCTTTAGTGCCTGGACAATACCACTGGCCTTGCCAGATTGCCAGCGGTAGTTATGCACATCTGCATAGCCTTGCCCGCTTGCACTAAACGCATACTTTCTACCTTGGTGTATATCTTCAAATAATGATGCGCCTTGTTCTACTGCTAATTTTAATGCTGCTTCTGCATTTCTACGTGCAACGTCTGTTGTTGCTGCACCTATCTTAGTTAATGCATCCGCATACCTACTTAAAATTTCTGTAGCCATTGACGTATCTTGTGCAACCTTTCGTTCCCACATTTTGTTAGTTGGTACGCCGCGAACTTCTGGTTGTACTGTCCAGTCATCTGCGGTTAACGAGTAGGCAGCATACGGTTTGATTGACCGTATATCTGACTGAGCGTTAACATAGAACGTCAACTCAAATATGTCAAGGAAGTTTGCAGTGCTTGGGTGAATCTCTCGCAGGAGGTCGTTGAAGGTTTTGGCGATTTCTTTATCGCTAAGCCCTCTGTACTCTGGATTAGATTGCCTAAATATTAAATAATTAACCCCAATTAAACAGTCTAGGTCAGCTGGTTTGCGAGCTGCAGTCCATTGGTAGCTCACAGCTGAACCAGCTAGCCAGACGTGGCAGTAGGCCTCTGGGTTCTTAAATTGTGTTTTTAAATGCGTAAGTAGGATTCTTAATATAGATGCCCTGGTAGATGGGATAATCTTCCCATTTCTAAACAGTCTAGGGTCTAAACCAGCTGACGGAGCTGCGAAGTAGGATGTCTCTGAGGGCTCTACCGATACTGGCTTAGCCTTCTCAACCAGTGCCTTGTAGTAATCCATGTTCCTAGTCTATATCTTTTTTGTGACTTTCTTTGTACTTAACGTCGCTATCCCACTCAATTATGCGATGGGTCTCTGGTACATCAGTCTTTACTGTGTTCATAAAGCCACAAGCGGCATGTGAATTAACAAATTGGGTTGCCCACATAATGACTAGTGTTTCATTTCCAACTTCTGCAACATCAGCCTGGAAACTACACTCACACTTGCATGTCATTTCGATGAAAGCCACGACCGCCACCTATCCCTAGTTTTGTACATACAGTATACCGCTGCTGTACGGGCTAATGTCTAGTGTATGCGGGTGGGTTTTTGGCTATTTTGAGCTAATAAGCCTATTTGGTGTACAGACCCTTGGCCTTGTTATGCCTCATCATGTTGTAGGACTTGACTGGGCAGAAGTCGCAGAGGTGCATCTTTGGCGCCTTGCTAGAATCTAGACCAGCCTGCTTACGTTCTGCAGATGTACCTGCCGTTAATATCTTCTTATCGGTCTTGTAATCGCTGCATTGTCCCTGTGGACGGTTGTGTTGGGCGTAGCACGTCATAGCATCGGCTGAAAAGTTAGCCTTAGTCTCGTAAAAATTAGTACCAAATACGTCTAATCCAGGCGAACCGCCCTTTTGGAACTGGTCAACAATCTGTTTCTTACCGTCTGGATGTTGCCAAACTAGTAGGTCAGCATCTGCAAGCATACCTCTGTGGTTAGGGTGACGCTCTACCATCTGGTGTAGGAAAGGGTTTTGGTTTTGGTCGTGACCAGGCTTGCCATCAAACGGGAAGCGGTCATCATACGGAATCTCGTCTACGCTTTTGCAGTCATAGCAAGCTAATAAAAGTACCTTAGGACGGTCTTTTGGGTCTTCTTTTGGATTTAATTTAGAAAGGTCTAGTACCATTAGATAAGACTAGCACACTATTTGCCGAACAGGTTACGCATTACCTCGGCTTTGTCTTCAATCAGTGGGTTGCTCTCTTTTTTAGCCGCGCCACGTGGTGGAAGTGGGGCAGGTGGTCGCATACCAGGAGCGGTTGGACGTGTTCCAATTGGGGCAGTCTTATTTGACGGACGCTTGGCTAGATTAGCTGCCACCATCTTCTGCATAATTGGCTGCAGGACTTCCTTGTTATCTTGTTGAATAAAAGTACGACGTGGGAAGGACGCGTCACCATTTGGGTGGATAACGATATCGTCAGCCAAACCGTTGTTCATAAGGTGACCTAAAAGGGCCTTGTGGTCTTGGTTGTTGCTATCGTACCTAAATCTAAAATCTTTGCTGGTGTCTCTAGGGTTGTCACGCATTTCCTGTAGACGCTTAGCCTCATTATCCGCAGACTTTTTAGCAGCCTTTTTAGTATCAATTTTTGGTTGCTTTTTGTTAGGGTCTAAGGAAAGCTCGTATTCTTTAGCCATTTACTTGCCCTTTGCTGGGTCTGTATTAATCTTAATTGCAGGCTGCTTATTCGTTCCTACAAATGTGGAATTCATCTCTTGCTGTGCATACTTTCCACTCTTAAGGTTTTCAGTGTGCTCTGTAGATGCAGCGTTGTAAGCTTTTTGACGAGCCTCTGAGGTTGTCTCTCCAGTTGCTTTCTTAACTGAACGTCCCATATGGGCGGTAACTTCAGGCTTACCCTCATTGAGCCACTTGTTTAGTGACGCACGGCCGCTACCTAAGGAAGGGGTTAGGGAAAACTGACTACCTTTAAAATCAGGGGATGTAATTGTACCGTTGGCTGAAAGGTTTCTTAAAACGTTTACATTACTTTTAGGGGTTTGATAAACCCTATTAGTATCGCGCTCTCTACGTGGTGCTGGCATTATCCTTTACCCTGCATAATTCCCTTTGTTTTACCCAAAACAGTACCACTTATTGAAACATTGGACATGGTGGCACCTGAAACCATAGCCGCATCCTTAAGTTTTTTGCCGCCTTCAATCAGGCTAACGTTTTTTAAATGCGTACCCTTTTTAGAAATGGTTGGACCGTCGTTATCCCCAGTCGCCATGTCGTAGCCAAGTCTGTCGGATACCGCGTCACTAATGCTGTTGTTTGAAGAATAAGCTTGTCCACGTGCATGTGCACGGTTGCTTAGCTCTTCGTTACTTGCAGGGTCGTTTTTATAAAAGATATTTGGACGACGCGCTGGGTCGTACTCTCTACGTGGCGCAGACATTAGTTACCCGCTGGGTTTACTTTGTTTGTCTCTTCTGAGTTAATAAAGCCGTAGTTCATGTATGGGTGTAGACCTGCGCGGTTAGCAGCAACGGTCTGGTCTCCCATGCCTGGTTGTACGGTTGTGTTTGGACGACGCTTGCGGTACTTGCCGTCTGTTGCGCCCTCTGTCATGTCGCCATTGAGGGAACGTGATTGATTAGTTGCCATTATGCCATCCGTCCTTTTACTAGTCTTGAGGCCTTGATACGGTTGCACTTAGGGCAGACGTCCTGGTCTCGTAACGATTCTACTGGATTCATGTGAGAACCACAGGCTTTACAGGCCTTAGTACCGTTATAAATGGTCTCAAGGCGTACATCTGTAGCCCCAGCCATGCCTTCGCCTGTGCTATCAGTGAATAATCCTGGGTCTTTGCTCATACGTTTCCTAACGTGTTGCGGCTCGTAGACTGGGTAGTATTAGGGGTCTGGCTAAAGTCAGACTCTACACGCTGCTCTTTGCCTCTTGGCATACGAACAATATCTTCTAGACCTAACTCTACATCAGTATACCCGTATCGGTCTGGAAATAGATTAATCTGCGGCAAGTTTGGTCGTACGTATTCCTGTAGTTCTGCGCCACTCATAGTCCAAGTAGCGAGCGCCTGATTAAGTAAACGGTCTTGGTTAGACTGAAAAGGTCCAAGGTATTCCTGTGGGGGAAACGCAGCCTCTTCTGGTGTGTGATAAGGCTTGCGCCCATCATTAGTCCACGGTCTACGACCGTAGGTACCATCTGAATATTTACCTGGCATTTTTTACTTCCACTGTGGTCGCATGCGTGCCATTTGGTCTTGGCGTGCATTGTTTACATACATTGGTGAATCGCTCTTTACAGTTGGGCCAGCCTTACCATCATTAGGTAGATGCGGTGCTGGTGCAATGTCTGCCATAAATACGTGGCGAGGACTTCTGTAAAGGTTTCCATCTTTAACGGCATTCATTTGACGCATAATGCCAGAATGTGGTTCAAGACCAGCTGGGTAGTAGTAACCCTGTTGGTCAATGCGCTCACCTTTGTGAACGCCACGTTGATATGAACGCTGTCCTATTCTAACTTTAAGTGAGTCGAGCACATTTTCAGACGCTCCGTTAGGGCGACCGCGGTCATCACGACGTGTGCGGATAGTGCCTAAGTATCCATCTGGATATTCTGCTTGTGGTGCTCGACCTACGCCTAACCGAAGTTCATCAAGCTCATTACGAGCAACAGGAACACCACCGCCACCGTAGTTTGTATACGTACCGTATAAACCACTGGCGCCTAGGTTCTGTGTATTTTGATGTGGGTTAGACATACCTAAATGATACGCCTAGTAGGTTAGTTGGACGCCTTAAACTCGTGGCCTTCGTAAAGGGTCCAGCCATCCATAATGTGAATTGGCTGCAAAGTAAAGGAATCGTCTGGTCTTACCCAGCCAATCATAACGCCCTGTTGCCAGTCTTCCCAGTGCTTTACTGGACGACCGTTGTCGTTTAACCCAGAACCATAGGAAGGAACTGCGCCATCTACACGGCATAGGCAACCTGGGGAACCTGATACTGAGCGGATAGGGCCGTCGCCATTAGCCACAGTCTTGTACTGAAGTTCCTGACGGTGTGCGTGACCAAATACTGTGGAAACGTGTGGATTCTTGTTTACATACGCTGAAGCTGTTGAACCATTGGAACGGACGGTGGTTCCGTGGATAGCGCGAAGGTGTGGAGTAATCCAGTACTCGCCCGCTGGGTAGGCACCCACGTAGTTAACATTAAGTTCTTCAAGACGGAGTAGGTATTGAATAGACATTACAGGCCACTCATCTGGGGTGGCGTTAGCTCGTTTAATACCTTTTGATGCCATGGCGTTCATTACTACATAACGCTGCATACGACAGTCGTGGTTTCCTTCTAGCAAAGTAATCTTTGCATCTGGACAGGTAGCGCGTTGCTTAGCCAATAGCTGATGACCGTAGTCAAGTGCTGGCTGCACAGTGTGTGCAAACATTTCTTCTTGTGCGTACTTACCCATTGTTGGTAGGTCTAGATAATCACCTAAGTGAATAATCTCATCTACACCGTACTTCTCTTCCAAGTACGCTAGTAGTTGAAAATGAACCTCAATTGCCGCTTCATCATGGAATGGGTCCATTGTTCCATCTTCGTATTTACGGTACCCAATCTGTGGGTCTGGGACGAACATAATTAGTCGTCCATCTTTTTTACCTTTGCGCTCTTTATAAGTAGCAGGCTTAATTACTGTAGGTTTTGCTGGTTGAATTGGTGGCCAGGACCAATCAGTTTTAGACTTAATAGCAACCCTATCAAATATGGATGATAACGTTTCATTTACTTCTGGCATGTGCAATACTCCTTAAAGTGTGAGCGAAAGGCAGTAAGTCCCATAGGTAAATTGACGCCAGCTTCTTGCAACGCTTCAAATAGGTTCTTAATATCTACGCTTCTATTTTCATTTTTTAGGCTATTAAATTTTTCTTGGTCATCTTTAGATAATGTAATTACCCACTTCTGTGTCTTACATTTTTTTGGAAGTTTTGCATCAGCAATAAACCCATCTAATATAGACCCTACTGTATCCTTTGGCATACGACCTCTCTCTGATTAAAGGATGATTCCGTCCAATAGCCTATCACACATAAGGTGTTTGTATAGCAAAACACCCACGATTTTTATCGTGGGTGTTTGACCTTGTTATCGTGATTGCAAGGTGGACGTCAGTGGACGTCAGTGGAGTCGCACTATAACCTGGGTTATAGTCCTACTTAATTTTAACTACTTTTTCTTTCTTCTCTTCGGGGATGATACGCTCTAGGGAAATGGTTAGGAAACCATCCTCAAGCTTTGCATCTCCTACGATAACGTCATCCGCAATGGCAAACTTCTGTACGAAGTTACGTGCTGCAATACCCTTGTATGCGTAGTCAGCGTCGTCCTCTCCGCGGTTGCCCTCAACGGTGATGATGTTCTCTTTGTACGTAATCTTAACATCATCCTTCTTGAACCCCGCAATAGCAAGCTCAATCTGCGCCTTATCATCGGGCAGATGCTTAATATTGTAGGGTGGATAAGTGCTTTTAATACGTGCGTCTTCTAGCTCTTTAAACATATCTAGTTGACGGTCAAACCCAAAAGTCCACGGCGACAGCATATTTTGCAACGCTGAAAAGGGGTCTTGGATGGTTGGTTTTAGTGTTTGGAATTGCTGAACTGTTTTAGGCTTATCCCATGGTTCGTGAGGTGAACCTTTTGGATAGCCGCCATTGATGTAGCCTGAAGCCATAATATATCTCCTTAGACGATATAACTTTTTGTGACCCTCCGAGTGAGCGGTCAACACTATTGTAACGCAATCTAAATTAGATTATTCCCATAAATGCCAAAAGCCCCCTGTACGTGCCAGGGGGCTTTTGCGCTATTCAGTTTTAGTTGTGGTCAGCCGTACCATCAGAGAAGTTTGGCTTTACACGATTCACAGCAGGAGCAATGATACGCCCATTTGCCTGGGTGGATGTCGCTTCTGGTGCAGTTGTCTTCTGGAAGTTGACCTTAATACCGTAGCGAGCTCCACCAGTCGCAGTTACGAAGCTGCGAGAAGGCTTTGCTTGCTTGTATGGGTCTGTTGCTCCCTTGGCGTTACCAGTCTTCTTAACTAATGTGCCTTTCAAGGCTTTAGCTACTTTAGCTGGCTTTGCGCCCGTCGCATTAGATGCGGAGGATGAAGTCGGAGCTAGGGGCGCCGAGTTCTTTGATGTATCTTTTGTCATTTACAATCCTTTGGCCGAAGGTATAAAAAGGGTAAAGTATTTACTTGGGAAATACAGGGTTAACGTGCACTGACATCGAAGATAATGGCTGATATCTGGCCGTCATGGCTTTCAATGCTCGTAAATCCTGGAATACAGATTAAATCCATGCCTCTAGGGGCTGTGTACCCACGTGCAATGGCGATGGCCTTCACGGCCTGGTTGATAGCCCCAGCTCCTACCGCACGAATCTTGCAGGCACGGGTCTCATAGATACTATGAGCAATGGCTGATGCTACGGCTTGTGGGTTAGACCCCGCGCTTACGCGTAGAACCTGGTCGTCTTTTTGTTCTTCTGACATTTAATACTCCTATTAGTGGTACTTGTTATCGGAGTATTAATTATCTATTCTAAATTAAATTTGGTCTGTCTAAAGGGGTAGGGGCCTTGGCGTAAGTCCCACAGATGGAGCACTCCATATCCAGTAAATATTGGGATATCTCATAGTCTTGAAAGCTGGCTTTTATGTTCCAAAGACCCGAGTCACAGACAGGGCACTCATGTAAAACCTGGTTTTCATAGGCCATAGACCCACTAAAATCGGGCTTTAGCTCTCTAATACTTTTAGTCATGTTTGCAGTCTAGGAAGTCGTTAGATACTCGATAGGCTATATCCATATAAATTGAAGCCGTTGTAAACAAATCTGTAGGGTGATGAAGGGCGGTTTCCCCGCCCATGCCCCAGTTAGACTTTAAATACTCTGTAAGTCCTGGGGTCAGCCTTGCCATAAATTCATCGATGGTCATCCAACCATCTTCGATAAGGTCTTTATCCTTGTGTGTTTTCGGCAAGGCCGTGCTCCTTTTTAAATCGGAATAGGGTTTCCGTAAACTTGTTTTTTGACTCTTCCATCTGCTCAATCTCTTCTGCAGATAGTTTATCTTTACCTTCTTCATATAGTTTTAAACCATAAGCAAACTGAGCTTCTAGGACCTGGAGTTCCTGTAGTCGACGCTGTTTAACAAAAGCTGCTGCTTCTGCTTTACGCTGTGCTCTTTTATCTTGTGTTTTGCTCATCGATGTTCTCCTTAGCCCAGTCAATCCACTCAAATATAAGGTCGTTAATATCTATAGTATGGTCAAAACCCTCTTCGTGAAGATGCTCAATAAAGTCATCATCAGCTACTAATACTGGTAAATCAGTTCCAATGTTATACATACCTGGAAACATAAGTTTGGTCATTGGCCACCCCACCCTCCGCCTTTAAACTGCACAGATGGTGGTGTATACGACTTAATCATAAATTCACCGCAGCCATCGCAGGTAGGACGTTGTGTAGCATCAAATGCAAAATGCATTTCTACAGTGCGGTCGCACTTCATACATGTAAAATCGTATTTTGGCATTTAAATCTCCCGATAGTCTGGGCTCTGTACTTGTTGGTAAACAGCCTTTTCATACGCAAGCGTACCATCCCCTGAGCATAGCCGCGCAAGCCCATACGCATCACAGGCGTTGTCGTCGGTAAACGTCTGGCCCCACTTTTTGTAGGTATGCAAAATCATCTGGTTCTTCTGACCTGAACCAGCGCCAGTTACGTACTTCTTAAGCGTGGTTGGTGGGATTATTAGTGGGTACTTGTCAATATCTGCCAACTCCATCTTAACTAGGCCACCAAGCTCTCCTAGATGAAATACCTTGCCCTTGGCTCCCATTGCGTAGCCCTCCATGGCTACATCAAGGATTTCTACCCTAGATATCCAATCACGAATAAACGCACGTATATCTAACATACGTGGCATTCCTTTATTAGTTGACTTGTATACCTCTGCGTAATACGTATTGTCTTTATACGCACACATGGCAAATCCTGTAAAGGACTGGTCTATACCTAAGTAAACTGGGCTACTGTCGGTGAGGTCCAGTCCTCCTTCAATTTTTTTAAGGGGCATACCTGTTAAACCCAGTGACACGGCCGCTAGATGTTCTACGTGTTAGTTCACGGCTAGTCAGTGAGTAGTACCGCTCAATGTTATCTAGGTAGGTGCGAACCATCTTGTGATAGGCGCGGGCATAAGAGTAAGCATCTGAAAGTGCCTTGACCTCTGGCTCTGCTTCTACCTGAGCTCTAAGTAGCGTGGCTTTTTCTGAGGCTTTACCTGAGGTCTTGGATAGCAATCCAGCATTTACAGACTCGCTATAGAAAGCCTCGGCCTCCATCTCAGCCAACTCAGCGCAAGCAGCCTGAGTACGAAGGAAGTTCATGTTCTCAATATACTTGCTTGCCATACCCATAAGCTCGGTGTCATCTACTAATGTGATATCACTGGGGAAGTCTGGCAACTCTAGTTTAAGCGAGCGCTTAAAAGGTAAGCCCTGCTCTTCTAGTTGTTTTAATACCTGTTCGCTTATACCTGTAGCTGATAGTTCAGTCATTGTATCCTCCGCATCGCTCGCAATTACCCCAACCATCAATATTGCACGCTGGTGGTGTTTGGTTCTTCACTGCTTCTACAATCTTAGCAGCTGCCTCAAACAACGGTGCAATCGAGAAATCACTCTTTGGTATCACGAACTCTTTAGGTTCTTGTGATGCCTTATTCTCGTAGATGATTACGGCCTCTTGCGGAACATACTCTAGGTTAAGTAATTCTGCAAGCTTCATGTATATCTGCACCTGATTAATGTGAGACTCAAACGGAGCCTTAATTGCTGCAAACATCTTGTCTAGGTCCCCGTTGTGTTCCATGAACAACGACGGGTCTTCCCAACGGATAGTTCCAGCACCAATAGACTTAATCTCTAGCATCAATGGCTCGCCCAAGTTTACGAGTAGGCCATCTGAGTGACCATAGATTCTCAACGGCTCATAAAACAGTGGGACTTCTCGATAATCTAATGGGCCCTCGTGGCAATCTGAACCGCCCCAGAACATCTCTCCACACTCAATGCAGTACCACTTACCGTACAGCGTTCCCATTTCCTGGAACCACTTCTGCCACTTAGCGTGGATAGCATGACCTTCGGCAAAGATAGATGCTGTACGCAAAGTCATAGTGCGATTAGATACTGGTGCCTTACCCATTAAATGGTAGTAAGAAGCTCTGTGGCACCACTCTTTTTTAACCATGTCAGAGGGATGAAGCACGTCGGTACGACGGCTTTGGTCTTTAGGCCTTGATATTAAATGTCTTTCCAAGGAACCTAGTACGCGTGTTTTTTTTCTAGACACGTTGACAAACGCCTTTAGTGCCCCTGTTACTTCTTGTGGTTTCGATGCTTTCATCCCTAGACCTTATCATCAAATAGGTGTTCCTTTAAAGTTGTTCCATCTTTTTTTAGTTTACGTTTTAGTGCGTTACGTTCGCGGTGGCTAAGGCCACCCCAGATACCGTGCTGTTCATCCATCTGGTCAGAGTAAAGTAGGCACTCCCTGCGTACAGGGCACTCTGGTAAACCATCTTTACCAAAGCATACGCCTTTAGATACTTCTGCTATTTTTCTATATTTAGTTTTGTCACGTGGGGGGAACCAAAGTTCCGTATCCAAACCACGACACTTAGCGTTGTGTCGCCAGCCCTCTACGTGCCCTGCGTCGTTGAACAATTATGCTCCTGAATATTCTGGCGCATTTCCAGAAAGTCATCTTCAGTAAGCAATACGTAATTATTATTGTTTAAACTGAAACCGAGGACGGGAGTCCGACTGTCAACGATGGCTTCGTTAACAATCTTTTCTAGTACTGCTGCCTTGACAGTTACCTGAGTTTTGCCAGTCCACTTGTGTTCTATTAACAAGTCCTTAGACCTAACATCACCCTTGCGACTCCAAAACGCGCCACTGGCAGCACTACGCTGACCACCAACAAGCTTTGCCAATCGCTCCTCGTGCTTCTTAGATTCCTTTTGGCCCTTACTCCTCATCGGCTACGAACTTAGAACCTGCCCGTAGGGCATCTAGTACGTCGCGCTCAAGCAGTTCCTTAAGGTCAATCTCTTCCCGTATAGCGCTAAGCATAGCATCTTGTCCCATCCATTTTCTATCCCCATAGTTGTAGTAGGCGCCAGTGCGCTTGATGACCTTATTAAGGATACCCATAGCCATAATCTCTTTGGCAAAATCAATCTCACCTGCTGGGATGTGGCCACCGTCAGCAAAATAGAAGTCAAAAACAGATACCTGTGAAGGGGCTGCAGACTTGTTTTTTAATACGCGGACCTTAATTGACTGGCCAATACGACGCTTTTCTTGCCCTGTACCAGCCTCAATCCACTCATCTCTACGCACCTCACAGCGGGTAAAGAAGGCGTAGTCCTTGCCTAGACCGCCTGGGGTGGTGCGAGGGTCGCCGTACATGACGCCAATCTTTGAACGCCACTGGTTAATAATGATGCCAATAAATGGGCGCTCTTCCTCTACTAGGGAGCGCTTAGAGGCTTTGCCTACCTTACGGAAGAACTTGTTAGTAAGGAGGGCTCCGCGACCTACAGTAGATTCCTCCATCTCTTTATCGTCTTCTGCTGTAGGGACCAAGGCAGGTAGCGAATCAAGAACAATACAATCGACCGCTCTACTTTCTGTAAGTTGGATAACGGCTTCATAAGCTTCCTCCATAATATTAGTTGATACTACGTAGACTCGTGAAGTATCTACGCCACACATAGTTGCGTAACTATCTACCCACTGCTCAGCTGCTACCCATACAGTAGTAAAGTCTGGGTTTGCTTTTTGGTTTGCTGCTACAGTCTTTAATGCAATAGCGGTCTTGCCATTACTGGCTTCGCCAATTAACTCGTGCCACTGGTTAGCGGGCCACCCACCGCCAAGAGATACGTCTAAAGCTAAAGAGCCTGAGGTAAAACGAGGCGGCTGTTCAATAATGTCTGAACCTAATACAACAGTTCCATCTCCATACTTTTTATTAATGTTTGCAATAGTTTTAATTAGTTCTGCATTTTTCATTATTCAATCTTTCCGATAATTGTTGTTGGATTCCATCCGCCTGCATTTACTTGTTTAGCTGGTTGTGGGGCACCTGCACTTTGCTGTCCTGAGACAATGCCTCTACCCATACCACTACCTGATTGGACGATTGGGTATCCGCAATCGTAACATCGTTTTCTAGATTCTGGAGTAGCCCCACCGTAGTTATTACTACCGCAACCAGGACAACGCTCTGCTTGAGGCGTCGCTTGTTGCGTCGGTGGATACTGTGGCTGTGGCGACTGAACGTACGTTGCTGGTTGCGGTTGTACAACACCTTGTCGTTGTGGCTGTTGAGGTGCTGGAGTACCTAACTTGTTTGCCCACCAATTACTGCTCATCTAATATCCTTTTCTCCCATTCCGCTTCCTGTATTTCGCCTGGCTCAATTAAGCCAATCTCCATAGCAGAAGCGAAGGCCCCAATAATAGCGGATAAACTGACAACCTTATACAGCACCCGCATAGTATCTAGTTCACGTTCAATTTCTTCTTTATCGTTGGGGTTCTTTTTTACAATCTCATCAACTTGCACCCCAGTAATAACGTCTGCTGCAACATCAGCAATCGCGTGTAGGTAAGGCAGCAGGTACTCAATGTTGTCTAAACGAAGGTCGCTATCCTCACGCTCTTTCTCATCGCCCTCAGCGCTAGCCTTATTAAGGCCGATGAACTCCACAACCTCATTAGGCTCACCTAGTTCGGTGTCGTAGACATACCACCTAGCGATAGTACTCAGGGGTATATCTTTCTTAAAGTACTCAACATCAAACTGTTCGTCACGTTTATTAAACCATCTACCAAGAAAACTCATTTAGCCTCTCCCCATCTTTGCACAACTGCAATGTCCGCGATAAGCGGGATATCCAATAAATTGATGCCTTCCATAGCTTCTCTAATTGCCTCTCTAGTCTCTTCAACTAAGTTATCAGGAGCTATAGTCACCAACTCATCATGAACAGTGAGAAGGAGGCTGGCGCCTTCTGGTATTAAGTCATGCGCTCTAATCATAGCAAGCTTCATGATGTCTGCAGCAGACCCTTGGATACGGGTATTGAACGCCTGACGCTCAGCACCAGCACGCTCACCTATGTTTCTGCTATTTATCTCTGGTAGGTAACGCTTACGACCTAGGACGGTGGATACAAATCCAGCCTTCCTAGTAACTCCAATAACCTTGGCTCGATAAGCACTGACGTTCTGAAACTTCTCACCGAAGTTACTTAACAAACCTCTAGCCTCGGTGATAGAGCACCCGATAGAACGAGCAATCTTGTCTGGACCTACGCCGTACGCCATAGAAAGAACAAGCACCTTACCTGCTGCGCGGTTTACTCCCATCACGTCACCTACAGTTGTATAGATATCCCCACCTTCTAGGTAGTTCTTCTTCATAATAGGGTCATTAGACATGGACGCAATCACTCTAGGTTCAATCTGTGAGTAGTCAGCGACTACCAGCTTGTAACCTTCTGGAGCGTAGAAGAGGTTTCGGATAGCTTTACCATGCGCGGTGGCTGGGTTGGGGACGTTCTGTAGGTTAGGGTTACGACTCGAGAATCTTCCTGTCTCCGCTCCGTGCTGGATGAAGTCACCGTGTACTTTACCGTTGACGAGGAGACTATCTCTATACTCGACCTTTGATTTACCGCCTGTAGTTCTAACAACTTCGCCTCCTAGGTATGGGATTACGTATGTAGTTAACAACTTATTAAGGTCTGCGTACTCAAGCATCGCCTTAACAAGTGGGTCCTTATCTCTATACGGTTCAAGTGCTTCGGCTGATACAGAGTAATCCTCTACGGTTAACTCTTTACCCTCTGCTTCTTTCTTCATGCCTTTACCTGTATAAATCTTTGGTTTTAACCCACGACCTGAAGGCTGTGGGGAATACAAGAGGTACTGCTTCTCTCTGTTGGAGTTAATATTAAACACAACACCAGCAGTTCTATAGATATCTTCTCTTGCTTTCTCAATGTCTGCCTCTAACTGCACGTGCAGTGAAGCCAAAGCATCCTGGTCAATAGGTGCCCCAGCAAGTTTCATATCACATAGCACTCGTAGAACATCCATCTCTAATGCCATGATGTTTTCTACGCCAGCCTTTGCAATCTTCTCTTTAACAACCTTCCATAACATAAAGGTGTACTTAGCATCTAGGTAGGCGTACTTGGCAACAACGCTGAAGGGATGAACCTCTACCTCAGCGCCTACACCCTTCTCCATCTCATACCCAAGCTCTCGCTTTAAGCAGTCGTCTAGACCGCAACGGTTTTTATTACGGTTATCGTAAATAAAAGAACCAACCATCGTGTCAAAGTATGGTGCGCTAGGAACCTGACCATCAAAATATTTAGTTATAGAACAAAGGTCAAACACTAGGTTATGACCAACCTTTAGCATGTCACTAAAAAATAAAGGACGTAGTGCAGAGAACACCTCTGCTGGATGTAGTTGTTTAGGAGGTTCTGTAAAGACGTGAGTGTGTAACTTCTTATTCTTTGAGTAGTCTACGTCGTTAAGTTTTAAGCCTTTTTCAGCCTTCTTAGCTCCCTGTCCAGTAAGAGGTTTAATAACCTCAGACAGTTCACCGTTTGGGTGACCTAAAGGAATAACATCACCGCGACCATATGTAGCAAAGCTAAGCCACATAATCTCATTAACAACGGACACACCTCTACGGGGTCCGACAGTTTCGCAGTCAAAAGCAAAGGCATCTTGTTTTAGATAATAGGCAACCATCTCATCGAGTTGCTCTTTAGTAGTTATTATATTCATCGCATCCTAAAAATAAGTGAAGGCTGGGGGTCTTAGCACGTGTTGCCCCCAGCCTAACACTATTGATTAAAGAAGGGAATTAGCGATTTCTTCTAGCTCTTCCCATGAGTGCTCCTTAATAATGGAGCGTGTGTAAGGCTCAATCTTTGCCACTTCTGCCTCAGCAAAAGCTGGGTCAATGCCCCAATCTTCTGCAAGGTCGCGAGACTTGATTGCCTGTAGATGGTAGACAGTCTGTTGCATCTTTCCAGTACGGCTAATAGCCCAGTAGTTCTTAGTCAAAGGTCCCTGTGGGGAAAACTCTGCTGAGTGTAGGGTCTTATATAGACGTGGACTTGCAACCAACATCTGACGTACTACGCCTGACGGGGTGATAACTGCGATGGTGAAAGCACGCTTATCTTCAGGCTTGCTTCCGAGCTTTGTGCACAGTGGGTCGTTGGGTCCAAGTGAGACGTACGACTTCTTGCCAACAGTCTTCTGTTGTAGGAAGTGTTGCTTGTAGATAGCAAAGGGACCAGTTTGGTCAATGAACTTGATAACGGTGAACTCGCCATCACTGAACTTAAACTCAGTTGGGAAGTCACCTGATGCGGTTGTCAGCTGTTCTGCTGCTGCCCAACCTGATTGAACTGCATTGCTGCTTGGTGTTGCTGGACGGTCATCAACAGCTGTTGTTGAAAACGCGTCTGTTACTGGCATGTACTCGTCGGTACGGTCGATTGCCATATGGCATTTCTCCTTAGTTTCGTTTGATTCATCGGTTAAGCTCGGCAGACTTTATGTTCTCCCAAGCCTCAGCTATTGCGTTAGTCAATTGCTGGTTAGGCCATTGTATCCTAGTTTTATCTAGGAGTCCAGCCTTTCCAAACAGTTCAACTATCGCCTCGATTTGAGCACGTGAGTATAACCTACGCCCTCTCATCTTTTCGCCATTTTTTGTTTCTTTATCAGACAGGCGATATGGAGCCTGAGGTATGTACTCTTGTTTAATCCAGTAACGGATTGTTACAAGAGGTCTACCCAATGCCTGTGCCAAAGCACCTACCTGATAAAACTCGTGTAGTTCTCCCGACGGGAGTTTTCTAAACACAACAGTGGATGTCCAATCGGAACCATCTTTTACTGTGCGTTTATTTTTTGGTTTTGTCTCTCTACGTTTTCTCTTACTACCTGGATAGTAAGTGTCTAAGTCAGAGAATAGGTTATCAATCTCGTCCACTGCTCTTACCTACAATAAATGCGTAAGAAACTTTTTGTGGGAACATTGTATCGATATCTTCTTCAGTAAGGTGTCCGTTATAAAATGCAGCCATAATTGCTGACTCATCTAATGTTGGAACCATCTTAATGCATGTGTCTTTAATACCCTTTTTATTAAGGATAATCTCTGCTGCATTGATATCTAGGTTTTTAATTACGCGCTTCTGTTTCATAATCTGTTCTGCATCTTCTACTGCAAGAACAATGTGTCCGCGCTCGTCTTCAGTACCAAACTCATCGATACACTCTGTGAGTCTTTTTTTAATTTCTGTCTGACGTTTTGTCAGCAGTTCTACATTATCTTTTAACGCCTTGAACTGGCGTATATCTTCTTTGATGGCATCTGTGTTCATAAGTTTCCTAACGTTTAGCTGTTAGGTAAAACTTAATGGATGACTAGATGGCTGTCAAGTTACTTTGCGTTATTGGCTTTTACGCCGCGGTAGCCAGTCTTCTTCTTGTTCATAGAGCCTGGCTTCTTGTAGCCAGCTCCGTTAGGAGCTGCTGCCTGGCGCTGAGCTAGAGCTTTAGCAATCTTGTCGTGATGCTTCCCCATTTAATTATCTACTTTAATATAATCTTCAAGGGCTTCGATAATAATGCTGGTCACTGTAACCTTATCAGCTGCAGCTTTCTTCTGGACCGCTGTCCACAGCTGGTCTGATACGCGGATAGTACGCGTAGGGGTCTTAGGCGAGTTAGGCATCCTATAAGTGTACATGCCCAACGATAATCGTTGGGTGTAAAGCTCTCCCCCAAGGACTCGAACCTCGATAGGCGGAACCAGAATCCGCAGTCTTGCCAATTAGACGAAGGGAGATTGGAGCGGTTGACGAGGCTCGAACTCGCGACCTGCACCTTGGCAAGGTGCCGCTCTACCAACTGAGCTACAACCGCATCGCTGCCCCACCTGGACTCGAACCAGGGACACTCGCATTAACAGTGCGATGCTCTGCCAACTGAGCTATGGGGCATTAGACGTTAGATGACTGAAGGTAAGCCTTAAGGCTCCCTACAGACATTGACACCTTAGTTTCATCATTATCTACTCCTTCACCATCCATGATGGCATTAGCAATAGAACTCTTCTGTTGTAGGGCTTCCCATTGACGTTCCTCAACGGACCCTGAGATAACTATATCTTGAATTACGATAGAGGGCCAGGTTGAGGATGCTCTCTTAATACGGCCGTTACGCTGTGTGGCTGTGCCCGATGACCACGGCAGGTCATAGTTAACCAACATGTTGGCTGCAGGCAGGTCTACCCCGTAACCACCAGCATCGGAAGAAATAAGAACACGAACACTAGGGTCGTTATTAAAAGCAACCTTGTTATCTTCTTTAGTTTTAGCATCTAACTTCCCTGAGTATAGTCGGCACTGCTCTGGTCCTAAAGCCGCAGCAATCTTGTCAAGCATGTCTACGTAGGTAGCAAAGATAACTACTTTGTTTTCTTGATTCTGCTCCAAGAAGTCTTTAACGTACTGAGTAAGATAGTCAAGCTTAGGCGAGTTATTAACACTATCAAGAAGACCCCCATCAACCAGTTCAGTGACATAAGCAGAACCCTCTCCATTCATTTGTTTAAACTTAGCTGCACTACTACGTAGTAGTTCGGGATGAGAACAGAGCATCTTTAATGCTCCAATCTTAGACATAATCTTACCGCGCATCTCGTCCTCAGGGCCACCGCGACGGGACTCCATCCCATAGTGAGCCATGATATTAAAGTTAGAACCAAATAAGTCTTGAGCCTCGTCAAGGTCTGATAACAAGTCTTGTGATATACGTGTGTATAGTTTTGAGCAGGCTCTATCAAAGACAATCTTTACTGGGTCTTTGTGGATAGTGTCAGGTAAGTATGGGGCAACGTCTGGGTCTTTCTGCGCTTTACGTACAGAGGCCTCCTTCATCTTAGTGTGAAGGGTAGATAGGTTGCGGTAGTACTGGGGTGCTCCCCAAGAGTTTCTTACGATAAAAGCAGCATCAAAGATATCAAACCGACCAAGTACGCTGGCGTCAACGAACTGCATAATGCTATACAGCTCTTCAGGCTTACCATTTTCAATCGGAGTACCAGTGAGTGCAAATCTATATGGCGCATTGATTAACTTCTTTACTGCTCGGGAACGTTTGGATTTGAAGGACTTGATGGCTGTGGCTTCGTCAAGGATAACGAATCCTCGTGGTAAGTCTTTGATGAAATCCCAGTCGTTAACAACTTGCTCATAGTTAAGGATAATGTAATCAATCCCTGTATTCCGCCAGTCCATTGCTTCGGCGTATTGTTCTGCACGCTTCTTCGGCGTTCCATCAATAACCAAAGCTTTTGAAGTTCCACCTGTAAATTTCTCAATCTGTCCAGCCCACTGATACTTCAATGAGGATAGACAAATTATAAGACCAGGCTCCTTTACTTTCTTGGTATCCATCAGTCTTTCTATAGCGGCGATGGTTAAGACAGTCTTGCCTAGTCCCAAGTCGTAGGCAACTAAAACCCTACCGCGCTCGCACATCTTATCGACGGCTTCTGGTTGGTAGGGTAGAAGGGTGCCTGTAAAGGTCAAGCGTCTCTCCTCCAGTGAAGATAAGAGCGAATGTAAACAATCCCGTAGGCAACAGCAGCAACAATAAACCCATACTGGTTTGTTATTAAAGCGTAGACAATCCAAAGACACTCATTGAGACATAGGATTAACCATCCCCAAATAGTTTTTCTACCTACGAAAAAGATACCAGTTACGCCAATAGCGGCTAGTAACCAAGACCAATACTGATAGTCAATCATACGTATGCTCTCATCCTTGTAGCAATTAAGACCTCTAGGTCTTCAAGCGTACCACTGTTAACAAATATCTGGTCAACCCGCTCTCCGTCCATGGCTGTCTCTGATACGTGAGGGTTAACGGCACCTACTCCAGGGCGCTTGATACGCCATATCTGGGAGTTGTCGTACTTACGGATAGCGGCAGCTTCATTAGGAAAACGCACATCAGTAATAACAAAGTTACCTTCAAAGTGAACCTTACGTAATGCTTGCTGTATCCAGAAGGTCTCACCGAATGTTTTGCGAGCGCCTACACCTAAGTTCTGTAGAAGGTTGCGAACCTCTGGAAACGCAGTCTTTGCCACATCCCAGCCATAGCCATCTACAACACCTTGAAGTCTGTAGCCCCCGTCTTTGACTGCAGGGTTCATCTCGTAAAGCAGTTCGCGGATAGGGTCAGCAAACGCAACGCGTGTGTAACCATACTTTTGAACTAGTATCTCAGCCAATGTGTCTTTACCTGACTGTGCGTAGCCTGTTAATCCGATAATCATTCATGCTCCTCTGGACAACACTCTTTACATGCTCTTATTAAAGTGGCTGAACCCCTTAGCGCTTCCCAATGGTCTGCAGTAGGCTTATCACAGAAAGAACAATACTTAGCACGTTCCTTGTTCTCTGCTGATACCTTCTCTAGGTAATCGCGCAGAGGGCCCGCGTCCATCCACTTAGCGCTGCTGCTCATGGCATATACCCTAGTATGTGTCTTGCGTTTTGCAAACCCCACTCAATCTCTTTACGAGACATCCCGCCGACATCTTTCTGGTCAGTCTGTGCGTAGTTAAAGAACCAAGAAGACAGACCGATATCCATAGCCTTAAACCTTAACTCTTCGGTGCAAGACCTGCCAGCGTCGTCATTGTCTAAAGCAAAAATAGGTCTAGTCGCTCCCCTAATCATGCTCCACTGAGTATGTGAGACGGCGCACCCATAAGTGGCGACAGCCCCCTCTATACCTAAAGAAGCTAAGCGAATAACATCTAAGGGGGACTCAACAACAATCATGTCCCCACCTTTGTAGTGCTCATATCCAAACAAGGCTTCGCTTTTTTTAACACCAGTGGTGTTTCTAAAGAACCTGGTCTTGTGGCCCTTCTCTTGCCATCCTAAAAGTTTATTAGTAATCGGGTCTCTAATAGGAATAATCCAGTTGCTCTGATTATGGTTCCACTTCACTCCATATTTAGCTACTGCCTCAGGTAATAAACCTCTGCTCAGGGAAATATCGTCGGGTACCTGTCTGAAAGCGTGAAGCATCGACTCATGAATAGGCGCGTACTCTTCTTGCTTAGGCTTCTCACCTTCGATTAACTGCTTTATACGAGCAGCTAATCTAGTCACTGTTACATCTACATCTATGGTGGCGTCGATAGTCCCACCTAAGTAGTTGACTAAGGTTTGTAAGCCACCCTTCCAGTCACAAGAAAAACAAATAAATAAACCGTTCTCTCCATTAATCCAAAAGGACGGGTTGTTATCTTCTTTACCTGTACGTTCTTTATGAGCGGGGCAGTGCAGTTGTATCTCACTGTTCCTAATAGAAACAATCTTAAGACCAAGGACTTCTAGTGTGTCTTCGATGCTAGATGTCATTTACGTCAATCTCTCTAAAGGTACCTGTGCTCCAATCCCAGATAAGCGATATCTCCATACGTCCAGAGTTACGGCTTTCTAGCACCTTCAAGATACGAGTGTCGTCTACGTTCTCATCTTCACGCTGTAGACCAAAGATGACGTCAGCATCTTGGTGGAAGGATGATGAGTAACCAATAGAGTCGGCAGTTACTTGACCTTTACGCATCTTCCAGTTAAGAACCTGAGTTGTAATAACAACTGGCACCTTGTACTTCTGAGCCATGCGCTTTAGGGAACGAGTGATGTTAGTAATAGCCTGTGGGGTGTTAGCTTCCCCAGTCTGTTCGTCAATCATTAAATAAACACCGTCAATAAATACAATCTCTGGATGTAGCACTGACAACTTACTAGCTATACCAGAGACTGTAGAACCATTGGCTGAGTCAACTAACCAGAATGGCTTACGCATGTTCTCCATAGAACGAAGCTTTGCTTGATACCTTGCTTCTTCTTCGTTATCTAGCAAACCATTGATAAGACGTGAGTGTGAGATGCGTGCTCGCATAGCGTCGTAACGAGTCTGCTGTTCGTGGTTACTCATTTCAAATGACTGGAACATAACTGACTTGTCCTGTAGGTGAACGTTCTGTGCAAACTGCAAAGCAACAGTTGACTTACCAGTCTTAGGTGGAGCAACAATTACAATTAACTGACCAGGCTGTAGACCACCAGTAACTTGGTCAACACTAGGAAACCCTGTTGCTGTTCCAAGTAACCCTGGGTTGTTTTTACGGAAGGTGTATTCGTCCCAACGCTTCTGTGGTTCATCAATAAGGTTTACATCGCTAGTCTTACCTAGCCCGTCCTCTTCTAAACCAATGATGCCAGCTTGAACTATACGTAGTCCTTCTTCGTGGTCTTTAGTAGAACCATATGTGGCAGCGGCAGACTCCAACATCTTTAAGAATGAAGAAGAACGACGTGTAGCAACAACGCTGTCAATTAAATACTCTAAGGCGTCAGCAGACTCATGCTGTTTCCATGATGGGAAGTTCTGTGTTACTACCTCAAGGCTTGGACACTCTGCATACTTAGAGAAATGGTCGCGTACAAAAACCCATACACGTCTTACTTCACCGTCTACAAACCATGCGTCTTTAACACCACGGTCAAATAATGGGGCGAGGTCGCGGCTCTCTAATACTTTACTTAATAGTCGTAGTTCGTTGTTCATTGTAAGTCAGCGAATGTCCTTCCCCAGTGTCCGTAACGTAAGAGGCGAGAGTCTACATCAACTACACCAACTACTTCAGGTCGATAGGGAAGTTCGCTGAGCAAGTGTTTGTCCGATTCATACGCCGTGTAGTATCTAAATGGGTTAGTACCGTTCTTGTCAAGCTCATCCATGGTCTCTGACAAACCATCATCATCTAGCTCAAACGATACTAACTCAAGCGTGAAGCCAGCCCTAGTTGTAAAAATGTACAAATAGGACAAAGCATCACGTCTAAACTTTTTATTTATTTGTACGGATGGGATGACAAGAAGCTTACGCTTTACTGTCATCTCCACATCCATAATAATGTCTGTGGTAACTAATATCCTTCTGGGGAGTTCGTTACTGATATCCCCCTTCTTCATTAAAAGACTTCTATCTTGCCGAAGTTTATTACAAACTCCCTGAAGGCTTCCTTTGATGAACGGGCATTACTGATATCGTCCTTGGACGCACGGCTAGAAAACTCTAACGGATAATTATCGCCACCGTTTGCTTTGATGCGTGCGCTTACAAACTTAACATGCTTGCAAGTATTGCGACCACGATAACCAGGGCAGGTGCAGTACAGCTTGTTACTATCGTCCACTGATACTTCATAGATACCAGGACCAGGTGACTGTGTTTGACTAAGAAACACTTGTACTAGTTTAGTTTCCATTACCTTGCTCATTCTCGTAGGTCTCCTTTGTTAGTAACCATTGGCAAATACATAAACGCTTCCTTAGCAAAACTCTCGGTAGCATCGCCGTAAAGACTACCCCAGTCGTCAAGACTGACGTTAGTGGTTACTATGGTTGGCAGTCCAAGATTGAATCGTGTACGTAGTACATGATGCAAAACGTTCTTCTGCCACCCACTTAGGCTAGCGTGCTCCTTGCCTACGTCATCAATCACTAGGACTCGGATGTTGTAGGAGTCGTGCGCTTCACCTAAGAGACCATAGTAGAGGACCTCCTCCCAGTCTGTCGGGCTATCCATCATGCGACCTGATAAAGAAAGCACATCATTAAAGGTCATAAAGTAACAAGGACGTATAAGGGTTAGGCCGTCCTCTACGTCAAAGGCAGACGGGGGTGATAGCCTCATGATATCTTGGATGGTTGCAACAGCCACCGTTGATTTACCGCGGCCAGGTTTACCCGCAATCATTAGACCTTTGCCACAGTGCCTGCTACCAGAAGCTCTAACGTTAACACCTTGGTCTAGCAAACTAATCCAACCACGTATCTGTTCGATGTCTTCTGGGTCGGTATCAACGCAGTCATCCAGTTCCCAACCAAGGCGTGCCTTAGGGATGTTGGAAGATTTAATCCACATCTTACGACGAACTTTTTGCTCTTCTACTTTGTACATTAGTCCAACCCTAACAGCTTTCGGTTCTTTGCTCGTGCAACGGCAACAGCATCTAAGTCCTCTGCCTTTACAGAACGCTTGGCTTCGCCAACCTTTGTCGGAGCCCAGTTTATAAAACCCCAGAAGATTTCCTCTGGGTTATATAACTTAGTCTTATCAAACTTTTTTGTCGAGATGTAAG